TCCTCGTGGATGAAGCCTCTGCTGTGCCTGATGCAGTATTCGCAGGTATTGAAGGTTCAATGATTCAAAAGAACGTCTATTGTGCTCTTGTCGGAAACCCAACTAGAGCACATGGGTTTTTCTTTGACACTCATAATAAGAATCAAGATAAATGGTCTACATATACCCTAAGCTCTCTTCGTTCCCCGTTTGTCGATCAAGAATGGGTAGAGCGGATGAAGGACTTATATGGAGAAGAATCTGACTGGTATAAAACCAAAGTAAAAGGTGACTTCCCAAGTGGTGAAGGCCAGATTGTTGCAACTTATGACCAAGTACGTGCCGCCAATGATCGTTGGAATACGATGGATGTTAATGATATTCCGCAGACTATCTTAGTAGCTGGTCTTGACCCTGCGGCCGGTAGGAATGACTCTTCAGTATTGACATTTCGTCGTGGGGCATATATCTACACTCCCGAACGAATTCGTCATAGGGATACAAATGACTTAATTGAAAAAGTAACTATAATGTGCCGCTCTCGTGGTGCAGCAGAGTTATACACTGAGTATAATGGTATTGGAATTTCAATCTATGACCAATTGAAGCGTAAGCATGGTTTTAAAACATACAAGGTAGTTCCAAATGCTCGTCCGAATGATCCCGAAGCGTATAGAAATGTACGCTCTGAGTTGTATAGTGAACTCGCTGCTAATTTCGATCTACTCATGCTGCCATTCCATGATAGATATATATTGGAACTCCCTGAGACGTCATTTATACCTGACAGGACACCAAAACAAGTAATCGACAAAGCTAAAGTAAAATCACGACTTAGATTTTCACCCGACTTTAGTGATAGTCTTATGCTGAGTACCTATAGACATTTCGACCTTGGCAAGTTAGACTATAGTATGCCTAACTTGAACGCATTCGTCCAGATGAATAATAATCTCGCACAGGAGTCTAGTTTTGTTAAAATCTAAAAAAACTAAACCGAATACAAAACTAACAGGGTATCAAAAAGTAGTTGGACAATTCTCTCTTGATACTGATACAATTATTCAAGACAGCTTATCAGAAGAAAAGAGAATAAAAGAGTTCAATACTATGTACCTCACTGATCCTGTCTGTGGGGCTGTTATGCTTGCACTGGCGGAAATTTTCCGTTCTATTGAATGGAAAACTTTCGATGATCCTGATGGGATACTTAAACAATCTTTGAAGAATGTAGATTTTATTGGTAATATGAATGACATTGTATCTGCATTTGTATTCGGTCATTCTGTCATGGAAGTTGTATTGAGTGAAAAAGATGAAAATGGCCACGTACATTGGAGAGACATGTACTTCCGTCCGCAAACTACTTTGGACGAATGGAATCACGACAGACATGGTAAAGTTATCTCTATCGTGCAACGTACTACCGAAGGAATTAATGCTACAATTAAAGCGAATAAGTGCCTTATCTTTCGTTCGGCTCCAACACAAGCAAGTCCACTTGGTAAGAGTCTCTTTCGTAATGCCTATCGTGATTGGTATTACAAGACTAATATTGAAAAGATTGAAGCTATCGGTATCGAACGTGACTTGGTAGGATTGTTTGTCCTCCAAGCGCCTGAAGATCAAGAGTTACAAGATGAAAAAGGTCAATTGAATGATGTTGGACAATGGGCATGGCAGATTGTAAGAAATGTTAAACGTAATGCACAAGAAGGTCTTGTGTTACCTCATGGTTGGGAAGCAAAGTTGCTTGCAAGTCCGGGGGACAGACAGTTTGACCTCAATACCACCATAAACAGATACGCCAATAACATCGCACTTTCAATGCTTTCTCAGTTTCTCGTTCTTGGTGTGACTAGCTCAAGTGGGTCATTCGCACTCGCAAAAGAACAATCGTCGTTATTTCACATTGCGATTGAAGGCTTCGCGAAATCTTTCGCAGAGGTTATTAATAATCAATTCATTGGCGCACCAGCACTTCAGTTATTCAACAAACTGGAAAAGCGCCCCTATGTTAAACCTGTCGGAATTGAGCGCATTAACCCGAATGACTTAGCATCATTCCTTGGTAGGATGCTCAAGTTCAATGTTATCACTCCTGATGATCGGCTTGAGGAATTTTTGCGAGATCGTTTCGGTATGCCTGATGCTGATCCTAATAGTGTCAGGATAGCCGATACTAAACTTGCATACGAAGACACAAAAGCACCAGAGAATGATAGTGAAAATAAAACTGACTCGAAAGAAAAAGAGGAGAAATAATTATGCCAGCTAAAGGTCATTCACTTATTAAATTCTTCACTTCAACCCCTTGGGCGATTCTTCCTGAGAAACTTGAACAGCTTGAAGCTGTACTCGGGCAATTTATCTCAGGTAAGAATGTAAAACTGTCCGAGAGTACAACTGAACAATTCACTCAAGGCAAGATCGCAGTTATCCCCATTGAAGGTACATTGGTAAAAAAAGCCTATGGACTACAAGCAATGTCAGGAGTACGAACTACTCTTGATATTAAAGCAGATATCAAAGCGGCTCTTGCAAATCCTGAGATATCTGGTATCGTGTTAACTATAAGCAGTCCCGGTGGCACAGTTGAAGGTACAAAGGAACTTGCGGATTATATCAAGTCCGTTGATGCAATTAAACCTGTAATTGCCTATGCAGATGGAACAATGGCAAGTGCTGCTTATTGGATTGGTTCTGCGGCACGACACATTGTTGTATTTGAAACCTCATGTGTTGGTTCGGTTGGGGTAATTAGTAAACATCGTGACCATTCAAAAGCACTTGAGAATGAGGGAGTTAAAGATACTTATATTTATGCCGGTAAGTACAAAGCTGCTGGTAATCCTTCAGAGCCTTTAAGTAGCGATGCAAAAGAATATCTTCAAAGTATAACTGATACATTTTATGGTCTGTTTGTAGATGCAGTTTCGGAAAATCGGTCGATTGATCGCGATGTAGTCCTTAAGGACATTGCACTCGGGTCAATCTTTATTGGGCAACAAGCAATTGATTTAAAACTCGCAGATAGCATGGGTACTCTTGAAGATGCTATCTCACTAGCCTCTAAGTTAGGAGACGAAAAAATGGCTGATGACAAGTTGAAAGTGCAAGTTGATGAAATGCAAGCAACAATGAAAACCCTGTCGGAGAAACTTGTTCTTGCTGAACAAAGGAATGAGAAACTTCAAGCTGAAATTGCAGAACGTGACACCAAAGCTGCTCAAGATGCAAAACGTGTGGCACTGGAAGAGCAGTTTGCTGGTTGTGATGTTGATGGTGACTTCATTAACTCACTGATGGGTATGGATGAAAATGCAGTGGCACTTATTCACAAACAAATTTCGGCCCGTCAAGAAACTATCGACAAAATGCTGGCAGAGTTTCAAGTTGAAACTCCCGACGCCTCTGTTGAAGGTCAAGATACTCATGTGAATACTATCGACAGTGCTATCGACATGATCGAAGCGCGGGATAAGTGTTCTACTGAAGAAGCTGAAGAAAAAGCAATGGCTGAGTTCCCTGAGTTGTTCAGAGCGTAATTCTTATCAACGTATAAAGGAGATACATTATGGCTGGTCAAGGTGAAGTTCTTATTACAATGAGTGTTCCCGCTTCCACTCCGCGTGGCGCAATTATCTCGGGTGCTGGTACTCTGAGTGCAACATTGCGTGGTGTTGGCGTGTTGGTCGAAGGTACGGATGCTTCTGAAACAAAAGCCTCAGTGCAAATTAGCGGTACTGCTCTCGTACTGCTTGGCGCTACTCTGACTGCTGGCGCTATGTTTATTTCTGATGCTTCCGGTAAAGCTGTCGCACATACTGCTGATACTGATGCAGTTGATGGCGATGATGATCTGGTTTGCGGTGTCCTGCTGGAAGGCGGCGACTCCGGCGAACTGCGTACTTGCATTATCAAATAACCAATAACTAATAAGGAGACAAATTATGCCTTTGCAATCAAAATATACTCAGACCCTTACAAAAGTTGGTCTGAAGTACATGCAAGACCCGAAAAAATTCAAAGCGACAAAGATCTTCCCTCTTTGTTCGGTTACTCTCATGAGTTCCTCGTATCCCACTTGGGACAAAGAGTACTGGTTTAAGAATGAAGCAACTATTCGTGTACCGGGAACTGAATCGAGTGGTTCGCGGCATGGTCGTG